CGTATTCTCGATCGCTTCCGACGCGTGCGGTTTGGCAAACGATCTGCTGAAGCACACGATCGACGAAGCGAGGAAACATGATTTTAAATGTATAGTAGCAGACTGCACGAACGTGAAGAGTCAAATGTTATTCGAAAAACACGGATTTGTCGTGCGAAGCGAAATTACGTACGATGGATTCGAACAAAATATATATTCGTTCAAAAACATTTGCGGAACAAAAAGCATCCAAAAAATGGAATTGATATTATGAATTTAACGTTCTAAGAAAAGAACACCGGGCATCACCTTCGTACCTTTGGCGCCAACATTTTCTGGACGAGCAAACGCATTCTCGCCACCTCCGCCGAATGGCATGCTGGCGTCGCGCAAATAAAGAACATAAGACTTCACCCCCGGCAGGATTTGCTTGAGACATTCGGTGATGACGATCGTGTTGATCTTTTTCAGCGAATCGTTCAAATTTCCATTGTATGTCGAATCTTGTACGTACACGCCGCACATGATCATGATCAGCTCGTCCTCATTTTGCCGACCGATGTCGACACCCGTGTATCTTTTAGTTTGAGATATCAACTTATTTTGAATAAAATCTACGTTTTTCCTAGAGAAAAATGTCACGTTAAAGTTGCTAGGAGTCTCGTGAAGCACGCGAAGTGCGGCTTCTACAGTCGGTTCCAAAGACGAATCGCCGAATTGTCCTGAGATCTTATACGGATCAGAGGTCGGAAAAATCATGTTTTTGATAGCGTTCATGGCGTCTTCCATCGTTTATTAATCAATATATATTTTTATATATAATTTTGAGGCGAATTATTTTGCGTCCGGATATGCGCCGCTTACGGAAATGTAGTACATGGACTCGAGGGCGGTTTGTCGATACGGAGATGTATATCGTCACTTCGATTTCTTGAGATTCTGTTTCGAGAAATCCGGCGAAGGCAACCAATAACCCATTATTCCCGTCAAGATCGGCAAATATACGCCAGCGTCGTGCCCAGATATCAGCATTCCCATGGCAAACGCGGAAATCGAACCAGAAATGATCGCTTGAACCCCAAAACGACAGACGCGACTCTTGTAATCTCTTCTATCCGATATGAGCTCCTGATATTCGTCGTAAGGAATCTTGCCATTCGTAACTAACGTGAGTGTGTACGCGTCCTCGGGAGGAAGTCTTCCTTCTTCTATCATCTTGATTTGCAATTCTTCTATGGAATGCTCGGTCATTAACAGTACGCTTTATTTTATTTGTCGACATAATGCGATGTGGACAAATAATACGTTCGTACTTATCAGCAATTTACAGATTTGCACCATTTCTCGCCGGAAATGACGCCTTTGTTCTCGGGCACTGGAGGAAGAGTCTTTGGACCGCTCGCCATGTTAGAAGGAGTGTTGTACTCGCCGGCGTACTCGGGCTCGAACTTCTCCACCTTCTTCTTCTTGCCGAACATCTTGCCGACCAGCATGCCGGTGGCGAAGAACGCGATGATCACGAGGATAAAGACGACGGGATTTCTGGGAATGAGCTGCATTATGTATAATATATTAAAACATTATTTTTTTACGTTTGCTTCCTTGGCGTCCAATATAGAATCTACCATAGTACCTATCACGAATGCCAGAAGCAGAACAGTGAACAATAGTCCTGGAGTTTTTTCGAGGATCGAAATCATGTGTATATATTATAATAATATAATAATAATTTAAACGAATAGTATATATATAAGTAATGGACGACGTTGACTTCATCGAAAAATTTGGAGTCGACGAGACGTACATCTTCATTGCCGATTCTGCCAAGAGAGACAAATCCGTGTATCCCACAGCTTCCGAGTTCGAAATTCAATTTGACAGCCAATTCAAAAATATTACAAAATTCGAGGTGCTACAAGCGTCCATTCCGCGAACGGACTATCTGGTCGACGAGACAGAGAATACGGTGGCATATGCCATTGGGCAACCTACGAATATCAACAACTGGCAAAACGACCTGATCGGAAACATTCGGATCGCGAACATAGCTCCCGGAGATTATAACTTTCCGCAGCTCGTGGACGAACTGAACAGAGTATTGCAGCAAGCATCGAACACTTTCAATGACACCACCACTCTCAGGGTGAGTCCCACGACGAACCCGTCCGAAATTTCGAACAAACTTACGATCTCTTCGTCTGGTCCATTCACTCTCCTCGGCGAGTTAAGCACTATAAATTCCACGATCGGATTCGGTGACATGGTCGTAGCGGGAAGATCAGATTATTCGGTAGTTCCGGGATATTCCACTAATTTTCCAAACGGAGCGTCGGAAGTTTTTTTATCCGTACAAAGCGACACGCCTGGTGCTCAGAGATATAATTCGTTCTTAGGCTCTTTTCCTCCTGGAGATAACGTGTCGTTCTCTGGAATATATGCCGGACAAACACTGCGCCAATACTTTACGTCTCCGTCTGCCGGAGTTCCTTCGGCCATATCCGCGTATTTCGTCGATACTGGAACCGCGCCGACGGGCGGATTCGCCGTGAATATTTCGATATGCGATGCTTCTACGAACACTTCGATCGCTACGGGAACTATAATTTCTATAAACGACGATCTGACGCCATCGGTGACGACGAGTCTCGACGTGACGGATAATTTTGTACAAGGCCAAAGCTATTATGTCGAGTTCACGCCTGCAGACTCCGGGACTTCTGCGGGGCAATGTACGAATTTGTGGCATGCGCCGCCGAATCTACCTCCTGTTCCTGGATCGTACATACAGATAAACGGAACCACGGTGTTTCCGGGAGAGTTATTTTCGGTCGACGTCGTTGCCGGAGCGTTTGGATACAGTCTCATTTCTCCTGGAATCGTGAATATAAAAGGCGCTCGATACTTGAAAATCAGATGTCTGGAATTAGAGACGATGATCTACAAAGACAGGGTTGGAGAACCGACGACTGCAGGAGTAGGAATAGTGAATATAATCAACTATGGTTTTGCAGAGGCGCGCTATAGTTTCAGCACCGTTCCAATTACGAGTTTTCACCCGATCGGAAAACTTTCGAAGCTCACGTTTCGCATAGAGCGCCCGGATGGGTCGCTTTATAACTCAAATGGTGTAGATAACACGTTTTTGTGCGCGCTCACGTACAGGACGATCCCAAATAATGGTACTAGCAAGAAAATCGATGGACCGGGAAAATATCCGGCTGCGCCAGGATATACAGGCGATTTTATCGAACTCCAGCAAAACAGATGGCGGCAGGAAGCGGCCGCGACGTATCCTACGAAAAAAGCAACGTACACGGGTTGTCGACCGAGAACTTAATACGTTCTTATCCTCGTCCATGCACCGTCGCCGCATGCACACGATCTCTTGGTGTTAAATGTCATTATATAAAAAAGCTCTATCATCACGTTCTTATTATCATCGTTATCATCATCATCATCGTCGTTATCATCATCGTTATCACCGTCGTTATCATTTTCAACGTCGATTTTGTCAGGCACAAGCTTATTTATTTTGTCGTCCATATAGTCGTTATCATCGTCATTCAAGTCGAAAAAGCCCGGGCTCAATTCTATATCTTCTTTTTCGTTCGACATTTATATATATGAATATTTTTTATTTACATATTTGGCATTTGTTCGCAAATAATTTTCAATATTTTACGTATGACCATTTGAACATGTACGCGGTTTTACGTTCACCACGAGCACAATCTCTGATATGTGACCCGCCTTTCTCCAGATGCCGTCCAGCCTCTCCAGCTGATCCGAATGATGCGATAAATGTACCATCGAGATCGTATTGATACACCCTTTTGGATGAGTGATTTTTTTCGCCAAGCGTTGCTTCTCTGATTTTTTGTTTTTGATCCTTGCTCTTTGGTTTCCCCCACATATAACATTTCTCACCAAGTTGTGCTTCTCGTTTCTTTTGTTTGGTTTCCTCGCTCTGTGGTTTCCCAAAATTAGGACTATTCTCACCAGTTTTCCCAAACATAGGATTCTTCTCACCAAGATGTGCTTCTCGATTTTTTTGTTTGCTTTCCTCGCTCGGTTTACCATTTCCGCCGCCTTCTTTGAGATTATATCCATTTGGTGATAGCGTTCCCATCAACGCAATCAGCATCTCCTCGTAGAAATTGAGATCGTCGTCGGGAACCTCATTCCATTCTTTCTCGAAGTTCTCCCATCCGTACTTCTTGATGGCGCCAGAAATAGCCGTGCATTTACTGCTTTTTTGTTGATGCTCTTCGAATCGTTTTTCGATCTGACGAACAGTCTGCCCGATATACGACTTTCCTGATGGCGACGTGAGCCTATAAATAAAGCCCATTGTTTTACATACGCCACATCATTTAAATTGTTTTTAGCGACGATATGATCGGCTTACTTATAACGCTCTAATCCGTCAAATTTATTATCTATAAACTTGCTCAATTCTTGAACGAAATGAAGTTGAGATGTGAAGTACAAATTTCCGAACGCAAACGAAGCCACGCCACCTCCAAGGTTGTCAGGGGAGATGTATGGCATGTGAGTCGCCGCTAATATCAACACGCCGACAATGATGGCAAACTGCGTGACTAGAGAAAACGCGGTGACCGCGGGAGAATCCTTTGGAAATTTATTATGAATCGCAATGTTCAAGTGTCTGTTCAAAGTACCGGTCGCAACTCCCAATCCGAGACCAACAGCAGCAAATGCTAGAATAGTCCAATGAGGAAGTTTTCTCATATTTTACAATATACAAATATAATTATTCACGCACTGCATACCAAGCATTCATCCACGGTTACCGCAATCGCATTTGATGAGGGTTGGCTTCTTAGATAGTACATGATCGTCTTGAGGCCCTTCTTCCAAGCATAAAAAAGCATGCTCGATACGTTCTTCAGCGTAGGAGAAGCTAGGAACAGATTCATCGACTGCGTTTGGTCGACGAACGGTGCGCGATCTGCTGCCATGTCGATGATTGTTTTCATGGAAATTTCCCACGCGGTCTTATATACCGCTTTTAGTTCCGCTGGAATGCCAATCACTCGCTGCACCGATCCATTGTTTGCAATGATCTTGTTCTTCATTGCCTCAGACCAAGTGCCGCGCTCGATAAGGGCGCGCACAAGATACGAGTTAACTACTGGAAATTCGCCGGCGAGCGTCCGCCTCGAGTAAATATTCGAGGTGATCGGCTCGAAGGCTTCGACGCTCCCGCAGATCTGCGCCGTACTCGCCGTCGGCATTAGCGCGGTAGTAAGCGAGTTTCGTACTCCGTTCTTCACGCGCTTCTCGAGTCCTTCCCAGTCGAGATCGCTCTTGGGAGCTACATCCCATAGATGATATTGCATTCTTCCCTGGCTCGCGGGAGACCCTTCGAACGTAGGATGAGGTCCGTGGATCTCCGCCAGCTCGACCGAAGATTCTACTGCTGCAAAATAAATATGCTCAAAGATCTCGCGGTTGAGATCGCGCGCCTCCTGCGAATCGAACGGCAGCTTCAGCTTGAAGAACACGTCTTGCAGTCCTTGAACTCCTACTCCAACGGGACGTCGGAGCATGTTGCTGTTCATGGCTTCCTTTGTTGCGTAGGACATGACGTCGATGGACCTATCAAGATTTTTCACGAGGGTCTTCACGTTCTTGCGCAAATCCTCAAAATCGAACTTGTCATTTTTCACGTAATTTTTCAAGACGATGCTGCCGATGACACACACCGCAGTTTCGTCCTTCGAAGAATACTCTATAATTTCGGCACATTGCCCTGTGATGATACCGTTGAATACGCCCATATGACGTTTGGACTCGTTGAAGCAATACGTATCTTCAATGTCTCCATTATCGATAACGGTTTCTACTTTGATATATTTGTTGGTTTTATGATGTTTCTCTCTACTACCCGCGAGCTGAAGGCGCGAGGGTTGGTAGCCCAGAGAAAACAACTTGCGGACACCATCAGAGTCGATGTTAAATCGCCATTGAGGATTGCACATATATTCTCCTAGACCTCCACGACCGTTTGGCATCATCTTCTTACCTTCTTCGCGACATTTGTAGATGCTAATAGAAATACCAAGTGTTTGTAGCATCAACATAATGT